CGTTTATCCTTTTTATCCTAATTGCTGTATGCGTCAATCTAAACGCACGAGTCCGAATACTTGAGACGAGCAACAGCGATCTACACCGGACGATCCAAACACAAAAGGACGAACTAGAGAAGATCGAAGAAAAAAACACCATGCAGGACGTGATTATAAACAAATTGAACAATGATTATAATTCGCGTATGGCTTGGCAATTACAGGAGGTAGCAGATGAGAACGGAGTTGGAGGGTGATCTGACACCAGAAGAATTGTGTCAGTTCATTATGAAAACTATTATGAAAAATGCTGAACTAATCACGATGAAATCAGGGGAAGATGATGGAATTGAAAAAAGAATTTTTCCAGGAAGCTGACAAGGCAATAGAAAAGTTTGATTCTGTTTATGAGTTTTTCAAAACCGCGAAAAGTCACAATGCATACCAAGACGGCGCGCGTTATGAAAAATATAAGAAAGAGAACAGAATGCCATCATCTGCAATTATCGCGAAGTTTGTAGGTTTTGTAGAAACTGATCTGCTCTACGAATGCATGAAAGAGTCACTTGATAAAGTAGGCCCAGGACGGTCTAGCGAGGACCTGGTGGAACGATTTTATAGAGATAATCATAATTATAAACGGAATGAGAAACGCAAGCGAGAACGCCGTTTAAGGCGGAAATTAGAAACGCTGGATTTAATCTTTGAAATGGAAGGGTGGGATTAAATGCTTTTTGGTGAAGTGCTAAAGAACAAAACAAAGGAGAACGCAGATAATACCCTAAAGAACTACCGCGTACTTTTAAGGATAGCCGGTGAAGAATACAGTCCGAAAGTAACAGCTACTTACTCCCTGGAACCGAAGAGCGTCCCAAGTTCCCCCAGTCGTCAAATTGAACAAATGGTTATAAGACGGGTAAGCGCCCAGCAAGAATTGGAGCTTATGGCATCAGCTATTAACCGGCTGTCTGATCTCAACCTATCGCAGATTTTGATTGAACGATATTGTCGGGTACGATTTAGACAAGACAAGGCTATTTATCCAAGTCTAGGATATTCGGAAAGTGAATACTATAGATTGCTGGATCGGGCTTTATTAGAGTTCGCAGAGGCTTATAAAGCAGGGGAATTGCTAGAGTATAGATTTCTGGGAGACAATTGAAAGAAAGTAGGGAGTAAAAGCGCTGTATTAGGTGGTATTATAGTATTATCCAATGAAGTAGGAAGGACCTGCGCCATTTGGTTGTCTCCTTATAGTAGGTTGCTGGGTAACTCAACGGTAGAGTGGCGGACTATTAACTGTAAATGCGGGTTCGATTCCCGTCCCAGCTATAAAAAGCACCGCAAAAAATAGAAAAATGAAAGTGACCGATGATGTAAGTTTGGTGCTACTTACTAGGCCCCTTGAATTATTTTGTCAACGAGGACAAAGTAGAACCATATAACCCGAGAAGCGCGCATCGTCAAGGTGCGCTCTTTTTGGTGCTTGGAGTAAAAATGAAAATAGAAAAGATCAATATTTCAGAAATAACTGAATATGAGAACAATGCGAAGCTACACCCTCGCGAACAGATCGAGCAGATCAAGAAATCAATCCAGGAATTTGGGAATAACGACCCGATAGCGATTGACGAGAACAACGTTATTATTGAGGGCCACGGACGCTACAAGGCTTTGCAAGAGTTAGGCTTTGACGAGGTGGAAGTGATTCGTCTATCTCACATGGATGATGAACAGAAACGCGCTTACATCCTCGCTCATAATAAATTGACTATGAACTCTGGGTTTGACATTGAGCTTTTGAACTCGGAACTTGAAAGTATCGTAAATATCGACATGGAAGATTTCGGGTTTGACTACTACGAGCCAGAGTCCGAAGTTGAAGAGGACGACTTTGAAGTTGAAGAAACCAAGGAACCAATCGCGAAGTTGGGCGATATCTACCAGCTCGGACGGCACCGTCTTATGTGTGGCGATTCCACTGATCCAGACCAGCTTGCCAAATTGGTAGACGGACAACAGATTGACTTGATTGTTACTGACCCACCATATAATGTAGCCTATGAAGGTGGAACCGAGGAGGCTCTCACGATCATGAACGACAGCATGGATAATGAGTCGTTTAGAAAGTTCTTAAGAGACGCGTTCTTTGCTGCAGATACCGTTCTACGTGAAGGGGGGCATTTTACATCTGGCACGCAGATTCAGAGGGTTACAATTTTAGAGGTGCCTGCTCTGATATTGGTTGGACAGTACGACAATGTTTAATCTGGAATAAGAACACATTGGTTTTAGGCCGTCAAGATTATCAGTGGAAACATGAGCCTTGCTTGTATGGCTGGAAAGAGGGCGCAGCACATTATTTTGTAAATGACCGTTCTTTGACTACTATCATTGAGGACGTGGAAGAGTTGAATAAAATGACGAAGGCAGAGCTTGTCGAGTACATTGAGCGTATGCAGGCCAACTCACCAACCACTATCATAAACGAGAATAAACCGACAAGAAATGGCTTGCACCCTACCATGAAGCCGTTGAAACTGATTGAACGGCTGGTTCGGAACTCTAGTAAGAAAGGTTGGAACGTGCTAGATAGTTTTAACGGCTCTGGCTCAACTATGATTGTTTGTGAAGATTTGGGTCGTAACTATTTTGGTATGGAGTTAGACCCACGGTATGTGGACGCTACAATTCAACGCTGGGAAGAGCACACAGGACAGACGGCTGTTAAGTTGAATTAAGAACATTATTTGAAAGGGAAGTGAGGCGATTGGCAAATGAAGAAAACTTAATCCCGTTTAATGAGCGAAGCGTGAGCGAAACGAGAGAGCTTGGGAGAAAAGGCGGCATCGCTTCGGGAAAAACAAGACGAAAAAAAGCGAATATGAAAAAGACGCTTGAAGCTCTACTTGTATCCAAAGTTTCAAACCCTCAGCTCTCTAGAGTATTGAAAGACATGGGTTTTGAGGACGACTACGAGTCAGCGCTCCTTTTGGTGACAATGCAGAAAGCACTGAAGGGTAGCTCGCGTCATATGGAGCTGATATCTAAGATAGCGAACAGCGAAGGTGCCAAGGATACGCTCGATAAGAAAGAACAGAAAGCGCGTATCAAGTCGCTTGAACTTGAAAACAAACGTAAGGCCCAAGCGTTAGACGAGGCGGGAGGTGGTGCTGATGAGTCAATCCTCATCATCGACGATATCCCGAACGATTAAACCAACGATAAAACTTAGTAAAGAGATCAATCCTAAATTTTATAAAGTATGGCGGTCAGCAAAGCCTTATAACATCTTGAAGGGTGGCCGTAACTCTTTTAAGTCCTCAGTCATTGCTCTCCTGCTCGTCTTTATGATGATTAAAGCAATAACACAAGGGCAATGCGTAGAGATTATTATTGTCCGGAAAGTTGGTAACACAATCTTTGATAGTGTCTACAAGAAGATAATCTGGGCGCTTGATAAGTTTGGTATGGCTAACCAGTTCAAACGGACTAAAAGCCCTTATAAGATCGTACATAGACGGACTGGTTCGACGTTCCACTTCTACGGCCAGGACGATTTCCAGAAACTGAAATCGAATGAGGTAGGAAAGGTTATCGCTGTTTGGTACGAGGAAGCAGCAGAGTTTGCTGATTCGGAAGAGTTCGACCAATCAAACAGTACCTTTATGCGTCAGAAGCACCCTGACTACCCGTTCGTGCAGTTCTTTTGGTCATATAACCCACCGCGTAACCCGTATAACTGGATCAATGAGTGGGTTGATTCGTTGCGAACGGCTGAGAAGTATTTGATACATGAGTCTAGCTATCTGGACGATGAGCTGGGCTTTGTTACAGAACAAATGCTGGACGAGATAGAGCGTATCAAGACCAACGACTACGACTATTACAGGTATTTGTACCTGGGAGAACCTGTGGGCCTTGGTACAAACGTGTATAACATGGATTTGTTTAAACGCATAGATAAGATCCCGGACGGTGAGCGTGTCATAGGTCAGTTATTCGCAGCAGATACCGGACACCAACAATCGGCCACTACCTGCTTGCACGCGGTTGTTACTAACAGGTCTAATCTCTATCTTGTGGACAACTACTACTACAGCCCCGCTGGCAAGGTTAAGAAGAAAGCTCCGAGCGTATTATCTAAGGAGCTACATGACTTTGTTATCAAGCAGACACAGAAATATCCGAATGTGCCAGTAATCGAAATGACTATAGATAGTGCGGAGGGAGCTTTGAGAAATCAGTATTTAGAAGACTTTGGTATTCGCTGGCACCCGGTAGCGAAGAAGAAAAAAATAATAATGACAGAATACGTCCAATCGCTACTTGCGAATGGTCGTTTTTATTATTTTCCAACTGAAAACAACCTCAAGTATTTTATTGAGGAACATAAACGCTATCAGTGGGACGAGAAAACGGTCAAGGACGACGACCCGAAAGTCATTAAAGAGGACGATCACACTTGCGACGCGTTCCAGTACATGGTCGTAGACAATGCACAACTATTAAGATTAAAAGCCTAGAGAAAGGTTTGAAATGAGTATCTTACAATCACTAAGAAATATATTTAAGAGGGGTAAATATGTAATGACAAGCCAATCACTAGGCAATATCACAGAACATCCTAAAATCGCAATTAACAAGGACGAATACGATCGTATTCAGAAGAATTTGAAATACTATCAGAGCAAGTGGGATCCTATCCGGTATCGCAATTCTAATCGCGTTGATAAACAACGGACCAGAAACCACTTGCCTATTGCTCGCACGGCTTGTAAGAAGATTGCCAGTCTGGTATTCAACGAACAGGCAGAGATAAGCGTGGCAAACAGAACAACGAATGAATTCATTCAATCGGTCTTACTGAATGACCGGTTTAATAAGAACTTTGAGCGATACCTTGAGAGCTGTTTAGCCCTGGGTGGTCTTGCTATGCGTCCATACGTTGACGACGACAAGATCAAGATTTCGTTTGTACAAGCCCCTGTATTTTATCCATTGCAGTCTAACACGCAGGACGTATCTTCTGCAGCTATCATCAACAAGAGCCAAAAGACAGTAGGCAAAGAAACGATCTACTATACTTTGGTCGAGTTGCATGAGTGGACCAAGGATAAGAAATACACAATCACTAATGAGCTGTACCGTTCGAGCGAAAAGGAGCGCGTTGGTGACCGTGTACCGCTATCCGAGATCTATGAGGACTTGGAGGAAGAAGTAACGCTTGACGGGCTTACACGTCCGTTATTTGCTTATTTGAAACCCCCTGGAATGAACAACAAAGATATTAACAGCCCTTTGGGTTTGTCTATCTTTGACAATGCTAAAAGTACCATTGACTTTATCAATACAACGTATGATGAGTTTAAGTGGGAAGTGCGAATGGGTCAACGGCGCGTATTAGTGCCGGACCAAACCATCCGGATCGGCTTTGACCATCACGGAGAAACTGATCTTGTCACGCGCGAATTTGATCCAGAGCAAAACGTATACGAACAGATTGACGGTGGCAAAGATACACCAATCAATATCACAGACCTCACTACTCCTATCCGTTCGGACGACTATATCAAGGCAATCAACGAGGGCCTTGCGTTGTTTGAGATGCAGGTTGGAGTATCGCCTGGTATGTTTACGTTCGATGGTAAGAGTATGAAGACTGCGACCGAGGTTGTATCTGAAAACTCTGACACATACCAGCTAAGAAACAGCATCGTGAGCCTTGTAGATCAGTCTATCAAAGAGCTTGTGATCTCCATTTGTGAGATTGGTAAGTTGTACGGATTGTATAGCGGACCTATCCCAGAGATGGACGATATCACGGTTAACCTTGACGATGGTGTCTTTGTTGATAAAAACAACGAGCTGGACTACTACGCTAAAGCCTTGTTAAGTGGCCTTGTCAGCAAGCAGTACGCTATTTCAAAAGCGCTGGGCTTGTCAGATGATGAAGCTAAACAAATGCTTGATGATATCAAAAAAGAAACCGCTGCGAGCATGGAGCTAGAGCGTAGCACCAGCGAAGTTGATATTTATGGAGAGTGAGTAGATGGCGCGTAACAAGTACCCGGTATTATTTAACGAGGAGCAATTAGAGTTACGCGCTTCACAGGTCGGTGATATCTATCATCAAATGGCGCGTGACCTATTCGATGAGGTTATTGATAGGTTGTTAGAGCGTGGGGCTGAGTCTTTGGCTGATAACCCGTATATCTGGCAGTTAGAGCGTATGAGCCAGATGCACATGCTAAATGAGCAGAACCTGGACACAATCGCACGCTACTCTAAAATAGGCCGTGAACAGCTCCGTGAGGTCATTGAAGACGAGGGTTTTAAAATCTATCAGACTACCAAAGAACAACTCATAGACGACCTCGGAGGCGGTGATTTTGGCAATTCTAAGCACGCGCAGGAGTTGCTCGCTGGATATTTTGAACAGTCGCACGGTGATATTAGTAACTTGATTAATACCACGCTTCCAGGGATTGTGACAGATGTCTATCGTCAAATGGTCCAGGAAGTGGTGGCCCGTCAAGTGGTCGGACTAGTCACACATGACAAGGCTGTATCTCAGACAGTCATGAAGTGGCAAGAGATAGGCTTCAAGGGTTTTATTGACCGCGGTGGGCATTATTGGAAAGTGGACAACTACGCGAGAACTGTTATTAAAACTACCGTCATGCGTAGCTATCGGGAGATGCGAACCATGCCAGCGGACGAGCTGGGTATTGATACCTTTTACTACTCGAAGAAAGCGACGGCCCGCGAGGCTTGCGCTCCACTACAGCACCATATAGTAACCTATGGCCCTGCGAGGGAAGAACACGGTATTAGTATTCTATCGCTCGCAGATCATGGCTATGGAACCCCTGGCGGTTGTTTGGGTATTAACTGCGAACACATGCTGACCCCGTTTGTACCTGGTATCAACGAACTCCCAGAGCTTGGCCCAGATGTTAAGAATGTCACGCAAGAAGAAGCAATTAGAAATGCTAATGCGCAATCTAAGCAGAGGGCGTACGAGAGAGCTATTAGGAAGTCTAAAGAGAAGTTACACGTTGCCGAGAAGCTGGGCGACCAGGAACTTATCAGTAAGTTTAAAACTAAAATCAGAGACCAGCAAGCAATCTTGCGAGATTATATTGCGGACAAGCCTTTCTTGCATCGTGATTATGCGAGGGAAAGGTATTTTAAACCAAAGGAGGAAACCGAGAATGAATGACAAATTCAGGCGCTCATTGGAAAGAGTCGTATTTAAAAACAAAAAAACTCTTTTAGATTATCATCGCAACATTGATCGTGCAGCGTTTGATGGCTTTAAATTAGGTTTTAAAATAGCAAATGAAAGGATGTTAAAAGATGGAAGATTGGAAAGAACGTTTCAAGATTGAATACTACGAATTGCACGAGCGCTTCGGTAAATTAGTATACATGATTAGTAAATACGAAGAAGGGACACTTGAGTTTAAACCAAACTGCCCTATCGACTTACTAAAAGCGCAGAAGACTGCAATGCATACCTATTTGTGCGTTTTGAACGAACGCGCAAAGCTCGAAGGTATCAAATTATAAAAAAAGAACCGCAGATCATGCGGTTTTTATTTTGCTCCCTTTCTGGATGGATAGGTGATTTCCTCCTTTTTTCTTACCTATTCGCGGGATCGTACCCCGCTGGGAGCTTTCGTTGGCGGACGTAAACCGCCAAAATCGTCTACTGGACGTAAAACAGGAAGGAGTTTTAGACATGAGTTTAAAACGTGAGATGTTAGTTGATGCAGGTATCGAAGACAAGGAAACTATTGAGCGCATTATGGCAGCGTACGGGTCAGCAATCAAAGAAGCCAAGTCTGAGGTGCAAGCAGAAAACGACAGCTTGAAAACACAACTTGAGCAACGGGACCAAGCTATCAAAGATTTACAAGCTAAAGAGGGAGCTAGTGAAGAAGCTAAGAAACAACTAGCAGACTTACAGGCTCAATTTGAAAGCTACAAGACAGATAGTGAGGCAAACCTTGCGCAAGTTAAGAAAACCAACGCGGTTGCTTTAGCTTTGAAAGACGTGGGAGCGCATAACTCCGAGGACCTTATGAAGTTTATTGATCTTGACAAGATCGAGCTTGCAGAAGATGGCAAGCCGAAACTAGAAGAAACTATCAACGGTCTAAAGGAATCAAGCCCTTACCTTTTCGTAACAAAGGAAGAACCACAAGAACCACAGCCAAAGTTCGCGCTTGGTGGCAATCCGTCCGCTGGTGGTGATAGTGACCTCAGCCCGGAAGATAAAGCTCTATTTGCTGGCTTTGACAGCATTTAAAAATAAAAGAAAGTAGGATAAGCCTATATGACTATTAACTATGCAGCTAAATTTGATGCTAAAGTAGATGAGCGCTTTACCAAAGAAGCCCTCTCAACTGGTATCGTCAACTCTGACTACGACTTTACCGGTGTAGATACCGTTAAAGTCTACTCAATTCCAACAACAGCAATGAACGACTACGCGCTTACTGGTAACACTCGTTACGGTACGGCTGCCGAATTGGAAAACAACGTCCAAACGTTGACACTTACTAAAGACCGTTCATTCACGTTCACAATCGACAAACGCTCAGTGCAAGACACAAACGGCGCAATGGAAGCAGGCAAAGCCCTTGCCCGTCAACTTTCAGAAGTGATTATCCCAGAAGTCGACACTTACCGCTTCGGCAAAGTCGTTGCTGGTGCTGACACAGCCAACGTTAAAACTGGCGCAGTTACTAAAAACAACGCTTATGAAGCAGTGCTTGACGGTCAAGTTAAATTGACTGATGCGCTTGTACCGGAAGAAGGACGCAAACTACACGTATCTCCAGAGTTTTATAAACTCATTAAACTTGATCCATCATTTGTTAAAAACTCTGACCTCGGTCAAGAGGTAGCGTTCAAGGGTCAAGTGGGAGCTATCGACGGCTTGCCAGTTATCTTGACACCTACTTCACGCTTGCCAGAGAACGTAGCGTTTGTTATCGCGCACCCTATCGCAACCACTTCCCCTGTTAAATTGGAAGACTACAAGATCCACGATAACCCACCAGGAATCAATGGTTACCTTGTAGAAGGTCGTATCCGTTACGATGCCTTTGTCCTTGACAGCAAGAAGAAAGCTATCTACGTTCACAAAACTGCGTAAGAGGTGACGAATGGCAGAAGAAACAAAGACAACTAAAACAGAAGCAGTGACTGAACAGGTTGCGACGGTTTTGGTAAAGGACGATGTAACCTTTACCATCACTGACCCCAATCTAGTATCTGCTTTTCTGACTAGTGGGTACGAAATCAAGGAGTAATGAATGGCGAAATACAAAGCTACTTGTAACTTCTTGATCGAGTCAACAGACCAAAACTTTGACGAGGGCACGGTCTACGAGTTAACGACTGCAGAAGCAGAAGAAATCAACCAAAAGACAAGCTTCGCCTTTGGTGAGGAATGGTTGGAGATTGTTTCTGATAGCGGACCCGTGGCCCAAGAGGTTATCTCTGAATAGGAGGTATCATGGCATACTTAACGCATGAAGAATATCGTGAGTTAGGTTTTGACAGTACAAGCGAGTTTGAAGCGTTACTGAAACGGGCTGAGCTTGCTATTGATCTCTTTATCCGTCATTATTATGACTTCCATGATTTTGACACAGACCATAAGGCACGCAAGAAAGCAGTTAAACTTGCTACGGCTTACCAGATACAATACCTGGATAGTACGGGCATTTTGACTGCGGAGGATAAACAGACAATCGCAAGTACTACACTAGGCCGTACAACGGTTGCGTACAGCTCAAATAACGGCTCTAGAGCGTCTGAAACGGCATCTGGGTATAATCTATCACTTGACGCGTTTAACGCTCTTAAATCGGCTGGATTCTTGTATAGCGGGGTGGATTATGGTCGTTATTGATAAGCGGACGCTAGTTGACTCAGTGACGATCTCAAAACCAACGGGTAAAAAAGACGGGTGGGGGAAAGAAGAATTCTCCTACCCTATTCTTTTAAGCCCTGTACGCTTTGACCGCAACTTTGACGGTCCAGGGTCAGTCAATAACCCGTCCGGACAAAAGAACCCGTCTTTTCGTGCGCCTGGTGTTATCTTCGTATACCCTCAGTATTGTGATGTAGAGATTGATTCATCATATCGTAACTCGATTGTAAAGGACGGCGACGATGAGTATATCGTAAACAAGATCGTTCCTGTTTATGAGCCTTTCAGTCGTCGCGTTTTCTGCTACGAAATCGAGGTGATGTGATGGGGATCAATGTCACGATAGATTTGAGTGGAGCAACGCGGAAGACATCGCAGGCATCGGAGCGAAAAGCACAGTTAGAGATCGCAAACCAAGCCTTATTAGATATGGAGCCGTATGTGCCGTTGTTGCATGGTCCACTACGATCTAGCGGTCATGTAGCAGGCAATGGCTCACAGATCATCTACAACACACCATATGCACGCGCCCAATTCTACGGTGGTTCTTATAACAAGTATCGCAGTTTTAGCTTTGGGAAGTATACCACTCCTGGAACTGGTAAGCGCTGGGACTTAAAGGCCTCAGCTAACCACGGGAACAAGTGGGCAGAGGTTGGACTGAAAGCAATGGGGTTTACTAAATGAAAAGTAACAATGACTTTAATGTTGTTTTGCGCGATTTTATCAACTCTCTCGGTCTACCGCTTGCTTGTGAGCTTGACTTTCTAAGTGAGCTGGACTCTTTGGTCCTATATCCACTGCCAGGCGGTAAGGTTGAGCGTGTATATATGGACGGCTCACGAGATGTGACTCTAATTTTTGAAATCGCAGTAAAGGTCAAAGATCAATCAACAGCAAGTGAGTGCCTTTGGGAAATTAACAAGGAATTATCTGAATTTGATCTGGTCTTACCGAGTCAAAACAACTCATATATTTTTAATAACTTAACAACTACCCAGCCGTCCTTAAATGAACGGGACGAGCAGGGTTTTTACATTTACTTGCAGGATATTACTGCAAACCTAACAATTTTGAACAATAAAGGAGTGTAATATATGGCACGTCAAAAAAACGCCCTGCGTGGGCATTTTATCGCACCAGTAACTGATCCAAAAACGGAACCAGAAAAGACAGCTTATAAAGAGCTTGCTAAATGGATTGAAGAAGTGGAAGATGATACAGATGAAGCAACTACATCTGTTGCCTACTATGACGGCGACGGAACAGAAGAAACTACTGTAACATCTGTTAAAGGATCATATACATTTAAAGGTACCTACGACAAGGAAGATGAAGCAATGGCTCTTATCGCTGGCTTGAAATACAAGCTAGGTAATGACCGCCTTGTTTGGCACAAGGTTGTAGATTCAGACGGTAAGAACCAACACGTCGGAATTGCTACCGTGTCAGCAATCAAAGCCGGCTCTGGAGCTGCTGCAAACTACGAGGAATTCTCTTGTAAGATCTCTTACAATTCAATTCCGAAAACAACTGCAGTCGTGGGCTAATAGTTAGAAAGTAAAGCGTTCCATTTTGGGACGCTCTTTTTTGTGCATTAAAGGAGGAAAAATCATGTCTATTTCAATCAAACTAAAACGCAATTATATCCCTATCAACATCGGAGAAATCGAACTCCAATTTGATACATCACTAGAGAATATCTCACGGCTTGCAACGCTCCAGGAAGAAATTGCAGAGCGCTTTAATAAATACCAGTTAGAGCTTATTGAGCGGTCTAACAATGGAGAGTTTGACGATCTAAAAGAGGGAGTTATTAACAAGCAAGTTATTGACGAAGCTTTTGAGATGCAGAAGAAGATGACGGAGATCAAGTATGATGTGCTATTTGGTGACGGTACCTTTGCTAAGCTATACGAACGTTATCCAGACCTTGACGCTTTGGATCATGCATTTGATGAGGTGGACACTATGCTAGGAGCTGAACTTGACCGTCTAGGCCAAGAGCGAGCTAAAGCATCGGATGCGGTTGCTGAGTCATTTGTAAAGAAAGCAAAGGCTAAAAAGACAAAGAAAACCAGCAAAAAATAAAAGGGGGATAGCTCATGAAATTAAATGAGCCATTACAGGACTCCTTTGAAGTGAACGGACGCACCTATGAGGTGGACTGCTCCTTTGATCTGGTGCTTGATGTCTTTGAGATGTTTGACAACGAAGTCATGAATAATCTCGAGAAGATGCGTACAGCGGTTTTAATGATGACGGACGAAGCCTTGGATAACCCAGAGGATATAGTAGTCGTGTGGGAATATATCGACGAGCATTTTTTGAGGACAAAAAAAGAGCGCGTGATTTACGACCGGCACGGAAACCCTATGCCAGTAGCCAAGGACGAAGAAGATGATATTCGTTTGATTGATTTTGAAGTAGACGCGCAAGAGATATACGCTAGCTTCGTGCAAGCGTACAACATCAACCTCTTTGAAGCACAAGGCCGGCTTACATGGCCCGAATTTATCGCGTTACTTAACGGAATGCCGGAGGGAACGGCTGTATCTCAATTAGTAGAGATACGGTCTTGGAAGCCCTCGAAAAACGATAGTAGCGAGTACAAGGCCAAAATGAGACGGCTACAAAGTAAATATAGATTAGACGGAAAGGAGGGAGATGAATAATGGCAGATGGAAAGATAGTTATTGATGTCCAGGTTAACGGACGCAAACTTACAGAGCTATCTAATGCCTTGAAGCGTTTAGAGTCAGAAGCCCGAAGATCGGGCCAGGGAGTCAAAAGCGCGGGCGATGGTATTCAGGCTACTGGTGACAAGGCTTTAAGAGCTGGACAAGGCTTTAAACGTGCTGGTGACCGTATGGCTGAGGGTGCTAAGCTATCCGAGACATCAAGCAACGGCTTTCGTCGGGCTGGGGAGAAGATCAAGGAAAGCTCTGATTTAGCTGGACGCTCTGGCTCTGGTTTTAAACAAGCCGGGGAGAAAGTCAAAGAAAGCTCTGATCTTGCCCAACGGTCGGGCGATGGCTTTAAGCAAGCGGCAGAAAAAGTAAAAGCATCTGGCAACGAAGCCAAAACAGGCGGAGAGGGCTTTAAGTCAGCAAGTTTTAAAATCAAAGAAGCCGGTGCGCTTTCCAAGTCTGGCGGTGATGCTTTTAAACAGGCAGCCGAGAAAGTAAGGGAAGCTGGCACAATCAGTAAAACCGGTGGGAATGGCTTTAAGGTAAGCGCTGATCTAGCCCATAGAGCTGGACAAGTCGCATCTCAAAGTGGGGGCGGTTTTGTCAAGCTAAAAGACATCATCAAAACCACAGGCGACCAGGCTGAAAAGAGCGCGTCAAAATTTGACAAGATCAAGGACGCAATCAAGAACTTCTCAGTCGGCGCGGTAGCCTTTAAAGCTGTCAGCTCTGCGATGAACCTTGTAAGCCAGTCAATGGATAAGGCTATTGACCGCTTCGATACCTTGCAACGCTTCCCGAAAGTCATGAAGTCGCTGGGGCACTCTTCAAAAGATGTAGCGTCATCTACCAAGTTACTGGCTGAGGGTATCGAGGGCTTACCAACTTCTCTTGATACGGTCGTAGCTACGACTCAAAAGCTAACCTCAATGACTGGTAACCTTAAACAGTCTACGAAGTTAACAATCGCCCTAAATAATGCCTTTCTTGCTTCTGGTGCATCGACGGAAGAAGCGAGCCGTGGTTTAACGCAGTATACCCAGATGTTATCATCTGGTAAGGTTGACTTGCAATCTTGGAAGACTTTGCAAGAAACCATGTCTTATGCCTTGCAGAAGACAGCAGAATCTTTTGGTTATGCTGGGGCATCGGCACAGAATGACCTCTACAAGGCTTTACAAGACGGCAAGATAACTTTTAGTGATTTTAGTAAGCGTCTGGTTGAGCTGAATAAAGGAGTTAACGGCTTTGCTGAAATGGCGAAGAAAAACTCTGAGGGGATCAAGACATCATTTAATAATATTATCTTGGCCGTGGCAAAAGGTATAGCAAATATCATTACTGAGTTTGACAACTTGAGCAAGGCTGTCACTGGTAAGAGTATTGCCAAGCACTTGGATAGTATCAAAGACGCAATTAATAACACCTTTAATATCATTATTGGTGTCATTCGTGGTGCCACTCCAGTTGTTAAATCACTAGTGAGTGTATTGGGCTTCCTTAAACCTGTATTAGACCCGCTTATCTCGGTATTTGCTGGTGTCGTAGGTGCAGTACTGCTCTTTAAAGGAGCGATGCTGGGGTTGTCCATTATCAAGGGTATCGGTAGCCTAATTGGTACGCTTATCACTTCCCTGGTATCGCTAACCAGTACCTCACTTGTAGCAACGGGTGCTACTACTGGACTCGCTGGGGCTTTGGCAGCTCTATCATCTGGTGGAGTCTTTATCGTTGTCGGTGCTATCGCTGGTCTGGTGTCATGGTTGACGCAAGAAAGCGAAGAAACCAAAAAGGCGAAAGAGAAAGCAAAAGAATTCCAGCAATCCCTCGATGACTTACACGAAAGTATCAACAAAGGCAATGAAGCCTATAAGGACCGCAGAAATGAGATCCAAGCTACAGCCGAGGATAACGAGCGACTTGTCAAGAAGATCGACGAACTGAACGCGGTCGAGAACAAAACCGCGAGCCAGAAGAAAGAGCTTGCGTCGGCAGCAGAAACCCTCAACTCACGTATTGAGGGCTTGAATATCCAGTACGACAAGGCCACGGGCACAATCAATATGACCACGGACGCGATCCGGAAGCAGATTGAGATTGCCAAGGCTTCGGCTGAGATTGAAGCTGCAAACGAGCGAATGGTCGAGAATGCCAAGAAGCGTCTCGAAATCAAGGATAAGATGAAGGAACTCGAGAAAGAGTACCAAGGTGTCCTTGATAAGACTGAAAAAATAGAAGATGTTGCTTTTGTTGGCGGGAAAGTCCGAGATGGTATCAAGACGGAAGCAAAGAAGAGATACAACGAAGAAGTCAAGAAGCTCCAGGACGACATCAAGAAAACCGAGGACTCTGACAACGAATTAACGAATACAATCGTTAAAAACAACGAAGTCAAAGCCAAGTCTACAGAAGATGCGAATGGTCGCGTGATCTACTCATTGCAGACCATGAACGAGGAGCAGAAGAAAGCTGTAGAGATGATGCAACAAGAGTTTGCTAATCTCAAAGGTGAAGTTCAGAACGCGTTCCAGGCTATCGAGCAACAGACGGCCCTATCTGCAGATCAAATGACTGCTAACTTGCAGAAAAACATCGACGCGGTTGATAAGTGGTCGCAGAACCTTGAAACACTCGCTAAACGCGGGCTTGACCAAGGTCTTATCGAGCAAATGCGCCAGGCTGGTCCTAAAATGGCCAACCAAACGCAGGCCCTTGTAGATTCGTCCGATGAACAACTAGGACGACTCAATACTAAATGGACTGAGGCAGGAGATAAAGCCAAGGAAGGCTTCTTGCGTGGTATTCGTGCTACAGGCCAAGAGTTACCACCCGAAATCGAGAGCATGGTAACTGCTATCGGTGATGAGTTTAGAAGCGCACTCGCTGATGCAGGATTCGAAGTCAAAGGTCGTGAAGTACCTCAGAAAATTAGTGATGGTATGCGGTCTGGTAAAGGTGACGTCCAACAGGCAGCCTCAGAAGTCACAGAGGCATCTAAGCAAGCCTTTAACAACTTGCCAACGGAAGCTAAATATAGCGGATCACAGGTAAGTGGTGGATATGCTCAAGGTATGACTGATAACCAAGGCGCTGTACAAGGTGCGAGTGAAGGCCTTAAGGGTGCAGCACTTGGAGCGCTGGCCAGCCTTTTTGGCGAGGGGCAAATAAAAGGTGCTGAACTTGGTGCTGGTGTCGGAGATGGCGTATTGAGCCGGTCCGATGTCGTACAAGGTGCAGCAAGCACCCTTAAATCAAACGCTACTGCTACAATGGCAGGCATGGCCAGCGATGGTCAGGCTAAAGGTTCAGAATTTGGCTCTGGTATTGCAATTGGTATCGGTGTAGGTCAGCAGGTAGCGGTTGGTGCCGCCTCATTGATGAACGTTGCTATTGCTGCTCAGTTCCTCACTATGTCAATGAACGGGCAACAGTACGGATCGCAATTCGGGACTGGTATGGGGTCTGGTATCACATCATCGCAAGGTATTGCTACCGGTGCGTCTAATGCGATGAAACAGATGATTAATGCATCAGTTAACTCGCTGGGCCACGATGGACAACATGCCGGATCACAATTTGGGACCGGTGTGACTAGTGGTATTGCTAGCCAAAACGGCGCGGTACACGGTGCGTCAAGTGCCTTGAAGTCATCGGCTCACAGTGGAATGACTGGCGGATATAGTGGAGGTTATAGCGCTGGTATGTCAATCGGCGAGGGTATGATGAGCGGTATCTATGCTATGGCTGGATCGGTTGCAGCAGCAGCAGCCAGCATAGCAAGTAGCGCAGTAGCTGCTGCTCGAAGCACCTTGCGGATCAATTCGCCATCGAAAGTTTTTAGAGATCAAGTCGGTCGTGCTATCCCGGAAGGTATGGCAGTAGGTATTGAGAAATACGGCTACTATGTCAATGATTCCATGACTGACTTGGCAAATAAAACCATAGAGTCTGGCAAGAAATACACAGACGGCTTTGGCTTTAATTTGCCAGGTCGCGGTGATCTTGTAAGTGGTCTAACTGATACACTAGCTACGCGCTTTGGCTCTGTAGGCGCTGGAAGCTCAAGCTCAAACGTCACTAACAATTACACACTTAACGCAAGCGGTACGGCTAATGATAACTTCTTTAGTCCGGAAAATATGCGACGGCTATTGCGTGAGCTTGCTTATTATACAAATTTGGAAGGAGGTAGAATGGCATAATGGGAACATTTACATTTAACGGCACATCAAGCACTACTCACGGCTTGCGAGTGACTAACGACTACGTCATTAACTCAACCGGTAACGATGTCGAAACAGTAGCGGTTCCCGGTCGCGATGGTGATCTATTGATCTCTAAGAATCGTCTTAAATCAGTGACACTAGAACTGCCTTGTACCGTCCTTTCAACACGTAATCTCACGGACGCAGGCAGTGAAATTAGTAACTGGCTCAATGTGGACGGCTACAAAGACTTGACTCTATCCTGGGACCCAGATTTTATCTACCGTTCAGCATTTATTGAGACGTTCGAGATTGCTGGGCTTATGCGCCAGTTTGGCAAGGTCAAACTGAACTTCTTGACCTATCCAGTCAAATTCTACAAGCAGGGCCGTTCTACTCAAACCTTATCTAATGGCACTACAGTAAACGGCATCGGAAATATCAATGCAAAACCAATCATCACTCTAGTCGGGTCGGGCGATTGTACGCTCACTATTAACGGTCGTAAGACTAAGTTAAGAGGCGTGCAAGGTAAGATTACTCTTGATATGCAAGCAAACCAAGTATACAAGGATAATCTACCAGCGTGGGATAAGGTAGTGCGGTCTCCGCAATTTCAAATGCCTTATTTGAACGCTGGACGGAACTTGATAAGCTGGGACGGTAATTTTGCCGTGTATATGATACCGAATTGGGGGGTTAAACTATGAGGCCTATACTATTTAATAAAAATGAGCAGTCATTTGATACGTATGGTCTCGGTGAACTTAACGTTACCAAAGGTACGGTAACACGGGAACGTAACGGGAATTATACGCTATATGCCGAAATCCCCACGAACGACCCAGCAACGGCAAGCCTTGAGAAAGAAATGAAGCTAAAGGCTGATGCTGGACTACGTACTAAGAACCAAACCTTTGAAATTTCACGGATCGTAAAAGATAGCAGTAACATTGTTAAAATCTACGGTCAGCACATCAGCCACAAGCTGGAATATATGGCATTGGTAAATGGCAGGGCCTTTTCTGGTTCTGCTTTTACTGCTTTAGCAACGTGGCACAATGCGACTATCGGTGACTTGCGCTTTGATGTATGGTCGGATATTCAAACCACTGGAAAAGGTGTGTTTGATATCTCTAAAATGGAGAATGCCCGTCTTGCCCTTGGTGGTGTCGAGGGATCTATTTTAGATATTTATGGTGGTGAATACGAGTTTGACAATATGACCGTGCGACTGCATAAGCAGTTAGGACGTACTGCACCAACCGTATTAGAGTATGGTCGTAACATCTTATCCGCTGAATCAGATGAAACGATTGAAAGCTCATATACTAGCGTGTTACCATTCGCCACTTATACCCCAGACAAGCCAGAGGGCGACACTAGCGATAGTCAACCAGACCCTGTAACAGTCACGCTCCCAGAAAACTACGTAGATAGTAAGTACAAGGCTCTCTACGCACATCGTAGAATTAAAGTCGTAGACTTTTCAAGCGAGTTTAAATCCGATAGCAAGAGCAAAGATATCCCAACTCCAGATAAGTTGCGTAAACTTGCTACGGATTATATGGAGCATAACGCAATCGGTAAGCCTAAGATCAATATTAAGATTGAGTATGCTGATTTAGCTAAAACACTTGATTATGCAGATAATGGCTGGATTGAAGAACTAGAACTATGCGACATCGTACCTATCTACTACCCACAGATCGGGCTTACAGACGAGACTGCTAAAGTAACCACGATCACTTACGACTTTATCAATGAACGAAATGAGAGCGTAGAATTTGGTGATATTGGTACAAACGTAAGATCCACTATGCAGAGCGGACTCGCTGGCAAGGTTGATGATATCGCTAAAGCCCAGCAAAATTTTGAGAATAGTTTGCCAGATTATCTTTTGAATGCTCAAGGTAACAAGGTTTGGTATAACCACCCAGACGACAAAGAGCATAAAGTCGGTGATATCTGGTTTGAGAAGAACGGTCTCTATGACCGTATGTATGTATGGAACGGCTCTCAGTGGGAAAAACGTATCGACACAGAAGATGTCGATAAGATCAAGAAAGAGGTTGATAAACAGCTTGAACAAGCCAAGCAGTCAACTGCTATCGAGATTGAGAAGGCAAATGCAAAAGCACAGGAAGCGCTGATTAAGGCTGGAACAATCCCAGATGCTGGGAAGTTGTCAGATCAGATTAAGACGCTGATTTTAAATAGTCCAGATCTGTCACGTAAGGTTACGGAAACCTTTAATAACGCAGATAATGGGGACACGATTTATAGTAAAGTGTATTCCAAGGTAGCAAAGAATTTTGCGACCAAGGGTGAATTTGAAAATATAGACCGTGTCCAGAACAGCATGGGTCAAGACTTAATCGGCCTGTCTAAAAAAATCGAAACGCAAACTGTAGAATTTAACAAGCTCACTGAATCGAACAAGCTATACGAGCGTATCCTTGGTACGTCTGAGACAGGCGCACCAGACAAGCTGTCCCGCTTGGTTATGTCCAGTGATATCTTTCAGACAGAGGTCGGGAAGTATGTTACAAGTGACAATAATTTGATTGTTAACTCAGAGACAATGGACCAAAACGTTTTAGTAAACGAAAATCGGCCCGGTGTGAATGTTTCTGTAAACAACGGAATTTTTACGATCAAGGCTCAAGGGCTAACGTCCGGTAACTGGTCGGGGTTCACGCTTCCGATTTACGTTCGCAAAATTTATAAAGGCGAAATATATTCAGTCGGTTTTAAATATCGTATTCGTGGTGCGCTTGATGATGATTTTAACGTTATTATTAAAAACCACGTTATAAATAGTGCAGCGTTCACGGCCACGGCCGGGCGTTCAAGCAGTCCCGTTTCTGACGAGTGGAAAGAGTTCCAAGGAACATTTTATATGTCCTCGGATTTTGAGTTTGGGAATCACAAATACTTACCATTTTATGTTTATCTTACTAAGAATGGCTGGGTAGAAATTAAAGAAGTCATGCTTGTCCGTGGATCAAGCACAGGGCCTTACAAGCCTAGTCAATTCGATGACGCGTTCGCAGAAACAAAAGCAGTACGGACGCAAGTGACACAGCTCGCTGGATCGTGGGCAGTTAAAAACCTCAACAGCAACGGTGATGTACTCAACTCAATCAACGTACTCGCTGACGGCAACAACCGAATAGATGGACGGTTAACACATATCACGGGGCAGACCGTGATAGATGAAGCAGTCATCGATTCCGCAAATCTAAAAAAAGTTTCAGCTAGTAAAATATCTGGTGGTGAGGCTGACTTTGCTAAAATCAACGTTGTCAACTTCGATGCTAAAAACGTGACGTCTGGGACATTTACAGGGCTTACGTTTAGAGGTGGTATGATTGAGTCCTTGAACGGTAATATGAATATCGACTTGCAAAAAGGCCAGTATAACGTGCTTGGTGACGAATCAGTGTTGCGAAGAATTGACAGCCTTAATTCATCCCAATTCATCAAGATGAAAAAGGGTGGGTTTGTCGCAGAACGTTTTAGAGATAGCAATGCTGCACTCATGGTTTTTGGTACAAACCACAATAAAGACCCTAAAGAAGTTGAACGGCACGACAACGAGACATTCGCAGGTATCCGTTTGTGGTCTGGTAAAGGCAATGGTGCGGAAGAAAGCCTTACAGAATTTATCGGCGACCGTGTACTTATCTATAATAATGGGCGATATCGTAGCCCGTGGAACTTTCACGGGAATACTAATGACGGGAACACTTACATTATCCCGATGAACCAAAACAACGTTAAACACTATATTGGACGTGGAGACTTCTTCCTTGAGGGGATTTATTCAAAACATTTCTACATAAGCGGTGGACGAGATATAGGTCAGTATCTATGGGATCTTCTCACTTGCTTTGGTATCATGAAACGTTATGGACAGATTAGTGGAGCCGCTAGTGGTCACGTCCAAGGTGTACTTGATAAGTATGGCTTTAAATAAGAGGTAATGAATGAACACAACAGACAAAATTATCAACGATGTCGCAGTCCAACTTGCGAATAAAACTATTGAGTGTGCTACCTATAAGGCGCACTACGAAGAAGTACAAGAACAACTAGCGCGAATTAACAACGTACTAGAAGCAGATGAAGCATTGAAAGAGTTATTTGATGAAGTAGCTCAGAAAGGATAATATATGACATTTAAAGTAGTAAACAAATACTTACAAGAAACTAACAAAACATTCGTAGCAATTCGACAAGATGCACCATACACAGCATTTGACCGTGTTTTAATCGGTGACCGTACCAACGAATCAGATGAAGTGCTGATCCAAGCCGTACTCGGTCAAGTTGCGACTGAGCTAAACCCAGCAGAGGGTGTGAAGAAGTTACAAGAAGACTTGCACGTACAAGCTCAAGAGTACGAAGCTAAACTCGCGAAGAAAGACGAAGAGATCCAAAAAGTGAAAGACGTGGCAGAGTGGAGCGTACTTGCACGAGTGACTGACGTCGACCACCCGCTAGATCCGACAGTCTTTAAACGTGGTCTCGAATTGGTAAACCTTGGCAAGACTGGTACAACTTATCCAGCACAAGCAATCTTCACGATTGAAGATCCAAACCATATTGAGAAATTCCAAGAAGGTAAGCGCGTCATGGTACAAGTGACCGAACCGTTCACTTACCAAGGGGAAACGCTTGAACAATTGGAAGCACTTCACCAAAACGGAAAACTCGGTATCTGGAAGTGGACTGAGCCAAAACAAGAAGAGCCAAAGCCGGCGGGAGAGCTTGAAACTCAACCGGTACAATAACCATCACTTTTCTTAAAAGGGGGTGATGAAATTGGACCTATTGGCACTAGTTGACAAGTTGACTCCCGTTTTAGTCGTGATTATTCCAAGTTATTTTTCATTTAAAAGTACCAAAACTTCCAAAGAAGCTGACAAACGTCTTGAGGGTCTATCTAATAAGATAGATACCCTCGAGAAGTCAGTAGGAAGCGTAGAAGAAATTGGGAAAGATAACCAACGGAATTTGACGATTATCGGGAAAGGCTTACAACGGCTCCAGCGTTTTCGATTGCAGGAAAATTTGAAGAACGCGTTAAAACGCGGACACACAAACCAGCACGAATTGGAAGAGTTGTCGAAATTATACGAGAGTTACGTCGAATTAGGTGGAAACGGAGCTATTAAAGTGCTTTTCGAGCGCTTTTTGGAATTAGAAATTAAAGAGGAAAAATAACATGGATCAAATTACAAGCATTATTACTTCTTCAGCTATGAGTATTTTGGTGGTATTAACTGGGATCGTGGTTCAAGCGATCAAGAAATACTTACTAATGCGCGGAGGTAAGAAAGCGATCGAGATCGTTGAGATCTTGGCTAAAAACGCGGTTAACGCTACAGAGCAGGTTGCGGATAAATTGGACATTCATGGCAAAGATAAACTCGAGCACGCTAAAACTAGCTTGATCGAGGGCCTCGAGTCGCAAAATATCCACTTAACAAATCAAGAACTCAATACGTTTATTGAAGCAGCGGTTAAAAAAGCCAATGACGAATGGAAGAAATAGGAGATAAGCAATGAGTGTACAACAATCTATCGTTAACGGCTTTATTAGTCGTCGCGGGCTGATTACCTATTCAATGCTCGGAAGCCGTAACGGGGCAGATGGCACGGGTGACTGCTCCGGTATCATGTCGCAAGTTTTAAAAGAAGCCGGAATCAATATCATCGGCTTACCATCAACGGTAACTCTTGGCCAGCAACTCGCAAACAACGGCTTTTACCGTGTGAGTATCAATCAAGACTGGGACGCACAACCAGCCGATATTATTCTTATGAGCTGGGGTGCTGATATGTCAAGTTCTGGCGGTGCTGGAGGCCACGTCGGAGTGATGATCGACGATACATACTTCATTTCGTGCGACTACTCAACACAAGGGGCAATCGGACAAGCTATTAATACTTATCCTTGGAATGACTATTATAACTGGAATAAACCAGCTTATATTGAGGTTTGGCGATACGCTGACACAGCACCACAGACAGCAAACCAAGCAAACACAACCGTACAACCAAAAGACAAAGCCTTTTACCAAGCGAACGAGGTTAAATACGTCAACGGTATGTGGCAAATCAAATGTGACTATCTCGCGCCCGTAGGCTTTGACTGGACCGAGAACGGTATCCCAGTATCAATGGTAAACTGGGTCGATAAAGACGGAAATAACTTGCCAGACGGCGCAGATCAAGACTTCAAAGCTGGTATGTTCTTCTCGTTCGAGCTCGATGAAGTCAATATCTCGGACACCGGCAAAGGTGGTTACTATGGTGGATATTACTGGCGCTTGTTTGAATTCGGGCAATTCGGGCCAGTTTGGCTTTCATGCTGGGACAAAGATGATTTAGTAAATTATTATGAGTAAGGGGTGATTGAATGAATCGCTCAAACTGTACCAACTTAAAGCAGTTTGAGGGCGGTCGGGTCGTTAAACAAGGC